ATTGGGGTAGCTATAACCACCCCATTAGCCACCCTATTAACCTCCCCAATGGCAACCCTATAGCCACCCTATTAGGGGAGTTAATTGTTTTTTTTCTTTTCAATTTCTGTAACCCTTGACACACAACAGTTTGCTTGATTTTACCTTGTCCTGACTTTTGCACTTTTTATTTTCTAACTAAACTTTTCCAAAATGAAAGTTTTCAAACCATTTTAGAACTTTTTTACTAAAAAAAAACTTTTTTTTCTTTTTTTTTATTTTTGAATTTTTTTTGCAAAATTTTTCAAAATTCTGTAATTTTTTTGCAAAATATTTTCATTTTTTTTCAAAACTTGGCAAAAACTATTTCATTTTTTTGTTTTTTTTTAGAGCAGATTTTATTTACTCCCAACAAGCCAGGTGCATCTCCCTCTCGGATGGAGTGGAATCATACCTTCAGCTTCTTCAATGGTAAATTCTTGTCCATCGTTTTCAGCACATTCCTCACAACATCCTACATTGGCCGACCATATCAAAGTTTTGTACCCTGCACTTTTGTATGACAATCTGGAGCCTTCTGAAACTGCGCGCATACTTTCAGTTCTGGAAATTGTTTCTGTTCTATATTTATGGAGTTTTTTCTGATATCTATCTACCCATTTTTGTTTCTGCAATGCGGACAAATCAGTTCTTTTGACGTCAAGCCATTTTTTGTATTTATCAAGGGCTATAGTCTGTCTACTGGTTAAGCCTACTGCCTTTAAAGTCCGCAATTCTTTTGCGACTCTTCCCATACTTTTGCCATCAATTATTCCTTGTCTAATAATGTCATTGATTGCTAATTTTGTTTCTTTATTAACCAAAGTTACAGCATTCAAAGCAATCTTGTTTACAGCTGCTACCGCTTCAGGATTAATAATGTCAAATGCTCCCTCAATTCCAGCTATTTTATTTGCAGTATTCCCCGATTCTGCCATTATTGCCAAAGTTGCGGGCTTCAACATCTTGACCCCATTTTCGTTTAGCTTTTCCCAATCAAGTAATTTTGTGGTAATGTTTATTGCTTTGTCTTTTTTAAACTCAACTGATTTTCTAATATATTTTTTTCTCAAGGCATCATTTATTGACTTGTTCGTGAATTTCATATACTCATCTACAAAAGTCGAAAAGAATTTGTAGCTTGACTCCATAAGTTTAGCGTTTATTCGCAAGACTTCCCTTTTGCTATTTATAGCCTTAAAAAAACGGTCTATCGCCGAATCAATTTTAATGGCTTGGTCATAAGTTATATTTGGCATTTCTATTACTGTCATATTTTCAGTCCTTATAATATTTTTCTACATCGTGATAATTATTTCTATCAAGTTTTTTTAATCTCTCTATAACTTTTTTATATACATCATATGCATGGTGTTTTGCATAACCAAATTGATCTTCTTCCTGACAAGTGGACATTTCTTTTTCTAATTCTTTAATTAAATCATCTACATCATTTTTAAATATCATATCATCAGTCCTTATAGGGAGCAAATAATTGCAAAAAAGGCTTTAAGATATGCTCCCATAACCATTTTATTATTGCCTTGTTTAACCATTTAAACATATTATTCCTCCTATTTTAAGTCTGCATTATATAATTTAATATTTTCAATAATTGCCTGTTCTGGCAGTTCTGGAAGAAATTGAAAATTTTTCTTTTGCATCTTTTTTAATACTTTTATCATTAATTTTATCCAGCCATCGGAACGCAAGTGAAATACCTCAAAAGAATCGCCCCAAACATCAACTTTATATTTGTATTGTCCTTTCTTGTTTTGCATCATCGTATTGACAATTTGAATATCATCCAGCTCGTCTAAGTTCACAAATATTTTTGCCCTTAACATTTTATTCTTCCTCTTTGGTAATTTCTTTGATATCATTTTTAAATTCCAAAACTGCCTTTGTAAAATCTTCTTGTTTGGCCATTTCTTCAGAAGTGCCGATTTCGATTAAGGTCTTGTTAATGTAATGCTTGTCACCGTCTGGATAATTTTCTCCAACTCCAAGCAAGTTAATTGCTTGGTTTGGGGTAAGAACTCCACATTCTATTAATTTTGAATATCGTTCTACTTCGGCATCTAAATCTCGAACATCTAAATCATTAAATTTGAAAATATAAGAATGGCAATCCAACCCTTGTTCAATTATTAGTTTATTGATTATATTTTCTAGTAATTCCTGTAAAGGCTCAATAACACTTTGCTTATAAATTATAGTTGCTTCCTTAATATTAGTTCCACCTAATTTTCCAACAATGGTTTTCCCTAGCCGATATGGAGGCATTGAGAAAGATAATAATATGTCATCTTCTAATATAGTTTGATAGCCCTTAAAAGAACCCTCTTTGACATCTACTGATAATGGCTCAAAAGTGACCTTCCCTTCATCAGGAACTTGCAGAACCAAAGTTTTATTTTGGTTTTTTGAGCCTTTAACTTCTGTGTCTAAAAATTGGACAATGAACTTTTGAGCATCTTCATCCCAATCTCCCTCTAACATAACGGCATAGGCAGGGACAGAATAATTTGAAAAAAATGATAAATTGTAAGCCTTAATTTCCAGGAGGCAGGTAATTGAAACAGCAGCAGGAAGAATTTTTGGAATAGGATAGTATGTGCTCTTGCCATAGTCAGTGCCAAAAAAGATCAGCTCATTCGCCCTCTGCTTGAAGGGAATTGATGTCCCCTCTGTCCCATTATCCCTATTGACATTTTTTTCATAACCAAAATCTTTAAACCATACTTTCTTAAGTCCTACTTGTTGACAATATTTATTGCGCCCTTCATGGATAAAAAGCTTAGTTCCTCTTACAGGATATATTTCAACAATTTCCTTTTTCATATTTTTGACAATTTCAAAACCTGCATACCCCATGATTCCCCGACACTGCAAGATATCAGTTAGAATTTGCCTGAAGCTTTGTTTGGGGTTTGGGTGTTCTAACAGGGTGTTTATTTTCTGTAGTTCTTCTTTGTTTTCGGTAGCGTCTTTTTTGAGGATTATTTTGTAGCCCAGCCCTGCAGTATCTTCCGAAATCTGATTTACACAAGATGAAAATAATTCGCAATGCTCATATAGTTCGTACAGTATGTCAAAAGAATACAGGGGATGAGGGATAAGTTCTTGCTGCCCGATCCATTTTTTTTCTTCACCAAGCTGTTTACTGGATTTTTGAATGTCTTTTTTTGCATTTTTAAATACAAGTTTTTTACCGCCATTGGTTGAATATACAGTTCCAATTCTTCTCGGTTTTGCTTTTGCCGGAGAAGCCTTTAAGCGATATTTTGTGAAAAATTCTTTTAAATCTATATTCAAACATTACCATCTCCTTTAAATTAGTTAGCAGGCAAAATTTTATTTAAATATTAATCGTATCACAAGTTTTGCCATTGTCGTTCATAATATAAACCATATCGTCAGTATAAAACATATTACCCAGTCCATTTTCATAGACTATGTATATTTCAGTTACTCTTTTGTTTGCCTTTGGATTAGCTACTCTCGGATAACTATTTATGTATAAAATCCCAGTTTCTTTGGCCTTTCTTTCAATTACAACTTTGTCATCTACGTATTTATATTCAATTTTTTTGATTTTATCTAATAATCTCCAAGCAATACTACTTTTCCCGTCTCCGGGCATTCTTAATTTTAATATCATATCTATCTATCTCCTTTTTATCTGCCTGCTAACGTGGACGACCTTATTTCACAAGGCTTTCTGCTTCAATGACCGTTGCCTACTTTTTATGTAGGTCTTATGTAGTCTCCACAGACTTAGATTTCGACAGTCCCTGCCGTATTTTGGGATTTAACCCGATAAGTAATTATATAATTACTTGATAAAATTCTGATTTTTTTAAATTTCTTATTTCTTTTCAAATCTTATTTCCTTCATTATATAATTGGTCTTGACAGGATTTTTGCATACCTGTAAGTCTCAAGGCTCTTCTTCAAATAGAAGGATTACGAGAGACTACCCTTTGTGATAAAACACTTAACCCAAAGTCCTCAGCTATTTAGCCATGTCCCTTTAGGCAGATACCTTAGCCCGAAGCCAAGCTTGTTCAGTCACAAGACCAAAATTTTTAATTATTAAAATATCTATTATTAATATATAATACTTTTTCCTAAAAAACAAATAAAATTGCCTATCAGCCCCAAATTAATCTTTGTGTTCCATATATATAGATTCTGCTACTTTTCTTTCTATTGATCTTCCTCTAACACATAATGTTTTCTGTTGTGCTCTTAATTCCTTAGTGAACTTAATCAAAACTCCTTCAACCGTTTTATCACAAACTCTAAGCGGACAAATTACATTTTCAGTAAAAAACTGTTCACAAGTAGCGAAATAATAATTATCCCATTTTTTAATAGTAATTTGAAAATTATCCAATTCATCAATTTTCCATTCGTCTTCGTGGTCAGTAACTTCCCAGCCAAAGTAGATTCCATCTTCAAACTCTTCGGTAGATTCCTTTATTGTATAAGTGCCTTTTATTGTGCCGTCTAAAAGCATTTTTGATAATTTAGTATTTAAATCATGATGAATCTCTCTTAATCTGTCATCCTTTATAAATATTGTTTTCATAATATATTATACCTTCCGCCAAAATGTATATTCATATTGTACTTCGTTTTTTGTTCCACTATATCTATCCGATTTATATTTATAATTATATAGCAATTTTAAATCTCTGATAACGGATCTCAGTACATTTACTCTTTCATTGAACGGATGTCCCACATGATGATAAATTTTATTTGTTAGTATTTTTCCTAATATTTCTCGTTCGTGTTCCAAACAAGCAATATAGTCCGTCAATGACATAAATCCTTTAAAGTCTTCCCAATGACCTGATCGGTCATATTGTGGCCACGCCCATTGATCTTCATATTTATAGTGGTCTACAATTTTATTTAATTTCCATATTTTTATTAAAAGCAAAATCAAAAATATAATTAAAATTATCATTATAATATTTGTCATGATATTACCTCTTTATTTTATAATATATTAGTTTGTTCAATAAATCAAATAATTTTGCGAATATTATTTCCCTCCGAAAAATACGCCTCCTCTTTTTGCTGACTTGTTTGTCCTTGGAGTCAAAATAATTGGCTGTTTTTCCTTGGGTTTTTCTATTATTTTCTCTGGAATTTTTTCCTCTATTTTTTCAGGAACTTGTTTTTTAGTATGCAAGTTTCCGAAATAAATGCTGCCCTTTTTAATTCCCATCTTCACTAAATGGGTATAAATAGCCATTCTCTCCGCATCCATTAAATGGTCAAACCAGGCAATCGGGTCTTCTAACACATTTTCATTGTTGTCCTCTTTGTACTTGTAGGCTCTTTTTTCATCGATCAAATGTATGCTACCCCTTGAAATATGTTGACGATGCCGCTTTACAAAGTCAATTCCGATTCCAACACTTCCCCCACCTTTTTTTGCTCCCCTGATGTTCTGGAAACCTTGTCTTTTAAATTCTTTTATTCGAGCAGGCTCGGAGGAATCAGCATAAATATAGGCACGTCTGTCAGGAATTACTATTTTTGCTTTTTCGATCAATTGTGGATTGGTTAAACCTCTTTCATAGAGCAATTCTCTTTCAAATATTATTCCATCTTTAAATCTAATTTCTACTATTGCAGAAGGATTTGTAAAACCAAAGTCCATTCCATAAATTATAAAATCACAGTTATCATAATCGGGAAATTTTTCAAAAGGGATAATATCCCAATTGTTGTAGATGATATTTTTTCTTATTCCCCATTCACCCTCACTATAAATCAAAAATTGCTGCAAGTCTTCTTCTTCCAGTGATAAAAGTTCATCAATGTACGCTTGAGTATTAAAGGGATTGTCTCGCCAGGTGCTGTGCAAAGCGGCAATTCTTTTGCCGTCAACCTTATTCATAAACTTTGTGTTAATCCAGTGGAAAGCATCGATAGGATTAAATGTTCCAAACAGTTGATTTGGTTTATCATTGGCAGCTCGTAGAATCATTAACAATCTTCTAAAATCTTTTAAGGTAAAATCTGTTAATTCTTCTGCCCAAATATAATTTACATTAAAGCTCTTTATTTTTTCAGGATCATCAAGGCTCTTAAAACGCATTTCATTATTGTTGAACGTTAAAAGCATTTCAGATTTGTTGAGATTTTTGGGCAAGCCATACTGGTTAATTAAGTCAATGATTAGCTTGTAAGCGGTAATACGGAGAGAGGGCAGGGTCTTTCTGATAACCAAGAATTGCTTGCCTTCCTCTTCTTCAAAAAATTTCTTAACAAAGAACTGCCCCATCGAAACACTTTTACCTGAAGATGCCGAGCCATATATAAAATTAATTCGCGCTTGTGTTTGTGACAGAAAGCGCCAAAATTTTCCTATAATTGGTATTGTCATTTATTGTATCACTTGCTCTCCTTTTTAAAATAATGGTTCTAACCTAAATTTTTACAGGTTATCTTTTTTCCTTTATTATTTATAATCTAATTTTAATAGTCTACTTATCATGCGCATTATGGAATCCTCAGAAACAGAAATCTCTCTCTTTTTATCATTAACATATTCTCTAAAAGTTTCATATATCGTTGATAATTCGTGTTTTGTAACGTCAATTAAAAAATGTTCTTCAATTTCATACTTTTTTTCTAATTTCATTATTTTTTACCTCCTTGTCCAATTTTATTTATATAATCTTCTGGATATTTCATTTACATCCTTCCCCCGCTTTCGCATGCCACACAATGGCCTGGCCTGGCTCTCGGGAAAAATTCCTTGCATGCCACAACGATTCCATTTTTTATAGTCTTGCTTTCTTCTTTAGCTTTACACCCACATAAACTCCCTTGGCAACTATCGCATAAATTTTCTTCTGTATTGACAGTTGGTTCTTGATTTTCTTCCATGTTATCACTCCTTTTTTCTTTCCCTTCGATTATATTTTCCTCATATCTTTTTTTAATTTTTCTTCATATTTCATTATGTTTATAGTATTTTCCATATATAAATTTAAAGCTTCACTAAACATTAACAAAGCATGTTCTATATTATCGCCCTGGCTCATACACCCTCCCAATTGTGGACAATGAATAAAATAAGATTCTTCATCTTCCTCTTTTTCAATTACAATATTAAATATTTTTTTTATCATAATATTTCCTTTTTTTAGTAAAATATTTCATTTTCTTTTAAATCCAAAATCCTTTTTTTATTCGTCGAATCCTCTAATAACCTTACCTTTTGCATCAAATACAAAATGCCTTAACACATCCACTGCGTATCTCCATATCACGGGATTATGTTCAATATATTTTTTAATGGCAGCATCTGCTACTTCCGACAGCAAATCATCAAGATTGTATTCCTCCTCTTTAGGGTAATATTTTGGGTCACTATAAGGCACTTTTTTAAGTTTTTCGTTATCTTTCATTTTTACCTCCCCATTAAAATATCTACTCTGTTCATAATTAATGTTTTCTTTAGACATTCAATTTCTCCTTTTAAATCCAAAATCCTTTTTTTTGATCTTGCACATATCCCCATTTTCCCGATGCCAAACTATTCCCTCTATATCTTTGTCTTTAAGATATTTTTTTAGCACATCAAGGGTTCGGGGACACTGGGGATATTTAATTATCCCGTGCCTTATTAGTTCGTGAGTCATAAATCCTTCGGGATTGCCATTGATTTTTAGGCCACAAAGCTCATAAGTCCCATCTGATTCATTTTGCAAAAAGGCTTCCCTATAATATTGGTCTTCGGGTTTGTCGGTTACTGGAATCCAAAATGGCCAATGCCCGGTTATTGGGTCAGGTTTTGGTATGCAGGCAATTCCATTTATCGGTTTAGCTTTGCCATTTTTTGCATCATATCTTTTATATAATTTTCCATTTTTGACTAAACAGGCAGTCCCATCATATTTGCGAGTAGCCATGCCTTCGCCTTTTAATACCCATTCGCAACCTTTAGTCACTTTGTCATAAGCTAACCAAGTTTCAAGATTTCTTTCAAATAAAGTCGGGATTTTTCTCATTGTTCCCCTATTTCTTTTTTTATTTCTTCTATTAAATTATGAGCTAACATCATACAATAATTCGCAGATTTAAAACAATGCTTTATCGCATTTTTCTTACTGAGTAAGGATTCAAATTTCAATGAATCGATGCCCTTTAATCCTACCATGTGACTTAATGCTTTTGCTCGATAATAATCCAATTCGCCATCAAGCCAACCCCCCTTAAAATCATTTTTCCTCAAATCTCCTTCCATTAATTCTGCAAACCAATGCAATGGTGGGCTTAATATTTTCTGTTCCTTATCTATCTCTCCCATTATAAAGCCCATATGTCCCATACTACAATTTCCAAGTATCTCTTCGATCCTATTTTCTAATGTACTCATCCCTTTACTCCTTTTCAATAACACATATTTTCGCTATTTCTCTTT